CTGTAGTGCTAAATGTCATAATGTTTGCTGCTGTGGTTGTAGTAGCAGCTTGATCTGTGTCATCTTGCACCGCAAGATATGGGTAAAAACTACTAGCAGAAACATCGTCTGCTGGAACTAAGATAATTACAGAATCTGCACCAATCCGAGCATCGGTAATGGTTGTTGTAGATGCACCACCTGTCGCTAAAGTAACAGAACCAGTATTGTTGGTCTTGCCATTCATAATCCCATTGACTACTTCGGCAACACCTCGCTGATCTGCTCCGAAAGGAGGTAACAGTCGATACATTATCTAGTTCCTAGAGGGTTCATATCTACATCAATACCTACAGCATTTGTCCATTGACCTGTAGGAGTTAATTGTAGACGATGATACCGACCAATACCACGAATTGACACTCTATTTTCTGCATCTGCTGCGGTCTGAGAGCCAAATACTACTTGCTCACTTAACAGTCTGCGAGATACTAATGCAACTGATCCAGAGCCACCATCTACAATTGGTTTTGCCATTGTGATTGCAGAGGTAGTTCCAGGCATCTCAATATCGCCTGTCTCAATAATCGCTGTATTGTTTGCGCCTGTAAAGGTAACAATCTTGGTATTTTTAACACCAGCAAACTGCATCTTTCCACCAAGCCATACTCGGTCATCAAAACTAGATTGAATCTGCTCTAGGTTGCCGAATACATCCATACCCTCTAAGTCAAAGGATGGTGTAGAAGAAGAAGCCACTCGGCTTGCATCGGTAGTTCCACTAGTCCATTTGCCTGTCTGATAATTGTAGATAAGCAATTTATCTACAGTTGCAGAGGATTGGCTTGCATAAGCCCAAATCACTAGCTTTCTAAATGGGTCTACTGCTGCTGACATTAGGCTTAACGAACCTTCGTCTACATCGCCATAAAAATAGCGGTTTACTTTCTCATTGCCGATAGGAATAAGTTGTTGTCCATCACAGGCATAAAAGCCATCATCAGATAAGAAGAAGCTAGTTCCACCATACTGCACAATAGAGTTAGCCTCATAGCATCCAAGATTGCGACTGATATTATCGAACTGAAACACTAGAGGGCTGCCAACATACGACATACGATGGATTGATCGATCCATAAAAACTAACCCAAATTCACCACCAGTTACACCCACAATTGAGCCACCATCGGGAATATCTTGGAAGTCTGCTTGTGTTGTTGCTGAGTTAGCCCAATTGGACTCATCTCCTAATGCTGACCATTGAACTCTGTATGGATATACAGTCGAGCTATTTACATAAGCTGATACTACAAAATCTCGAACTACTGTTATATATCGAGACTGTGGAGCATCTGCTGCTAAGTCTTGGAATGTTGTAGAGTTATTTAAGTTATATCCTTGCAATCGGTTTCCACCATTGGCAGCGATTAAGACATTGCCAAACTGCGTAAACCGCCATCTTTGGTTAGCAGGAGTTGTGTATTGGAAACTGACTGTGCCTGAGTCGGCTGTTGATCCAATGTTGCCACCTGACTGTAGATAGGTAAAGGTTGTAGAACCTACTGTGTCTACAGTAAAAGTGCCATTGACTGCTGTTGTAGAAGTCGCTGCGACTGTTACTGAATCACCAATAGAAAAACCATGAGCAGCAGATGTAGTGATAGTTACTACACCGCTAGTCTTAGCCACATTGGTAATTGTTCTACTAGCTTTTACTACCGAATCCAAAGATAGATCGGAAGTATCTAACTTAAATAGCTTTGTTGCACCGCCAGCAAACACAGTTGTAGCACCTGCTGCGGTTTTGCCTGCTACTACATTGTTTAGGTTCTCTGATGCTGCGCCAGAGTATTCCTCGGCTGCATTGATAGCACCATATCCTACAGCCTTAGAAAAGACATTCTCTGCCTTTTGCAAGCCATTGGTTAATCCTGGCTGATCTGGAGTCCACTCTCCGAATGAGATACGATTTATTGCCATTGTGAGTTTCCGCTAGATATGTCTGTCCATACAGTAGTGCTTGCTGCTGTAGCTGTCCAAGATTCTGATCCTGCAGATGCTACAGTCCAAACTGTCGCACTCGGTGATACACCTGTCCAAGCCTCTGTGCCTACTGTTTCGTCTGTCCAATTATCGCCTAGAACTCTGCCAAAGCAATTGACTAGGGCTATACCATTTACTGTTGCAACTGCGCTGTAAATCGCTACAGGATTTGCTGTTACTGTGGCAAATGCGGTTACTGATGCATCACCACTAAACTGCACACCACCTAATGCTGTAACTGTTGCTGTTGCTGAAATACTGCCAGAGCTTAGTCTTTCTCTGATTGCTGATGCAGAGGCAGACCCTGATGCTGAAATAGAGCCAGAGCTTGTTCTAATCCTGAGAGCATCTGCCGATACTGTGCCTGTAGCTGAGACTGCACCAGATCCTGCAAATATTCCATATCCATTTGCCGAGACCACAGCCAAACCCGAAATAGAGCCTGTGCTTGTTCGAACCCTGATTGTTTCTGCATTGACTGTTCCTTGGGCTGTTATTGAGCCTGATCCACTACGAATTGCAAAGCCATTAGCGGTTACTGTGGCATCGCCTGTAATTGCGCCTGATGTAGTTCTAGTTCTTATTGCATCGGCAGTTACTGTGCCTGTGCCTGTTATTGATCCTGAGGCATTCCTTATCGCATAGCCATTAGCACTAGCACTAGCGACACCAGAGATGCTGGCATCTCCATAGTAGATACAGGTGCTAGTCGAGTTCCATGCAGGGTCATCAAATGACACAAGGATTTGTTCAAGAGTTCCGAACTCATCAATGTTATCAATTGTGAATGCGCCACAATAATCGGCTGGCATGGATTAGGCAAGAGTTACTGTCAGGCTGCCTGAGGCAATTTTAAAAATATCGCCTGTATCAATAGACTTCGATGCGTCTAACTGGGTGTGGTAATAAAGATTGCCTGTAGTTAGCGAATCCCAGATACCAATATGGGTTACTGTTCCCCAGTTGCCTGTGGCTTGTGGGAAAGTAATGTCTGCATTGGTAGCACTAGCACCATTGCTAGGAGCTGCAAAAGTAGCAGATTGGCGAGCATATGATCCACCGCTAACCTCTGTGCCTGTGCCAGCATCTGTCGGATCTGCGGTATGCAGACTGACATAGACTGTAGCAGGAGAGGTAAAGGTTGTTGCTCTTAGAGTTGCATTGATAAGTGCATTCTCTAGGTAATTTGACATTTCAGCCATTTTGATTCCTTATCTTGAGGTTACTCGCATTTGTAAAGGCACACCCGAATACTCACCATTCTGGTCAGCAGTCGAGATATTGTTGATTGCTCGGTCATACAAGGCTGCCCAAGTTTGACTGCGAGCATCGTTAATTAGGTATGGTTCTGCCTCGATTAGAGAAGCATAAAGCAAAGCATCTGGGTAGTTAGCCAAAAAGACATTAGAAGCATTTGTGTTAGACAGAACTGTCGGTCTAGCATAGTAAAGAATCTCTAATGTGTAGTTGGTGTCAGGGATTGGAGCTAATAAAAACTCGGAAGCCAAGATTGTGTAATTAACTGGTTTGCCTGTCTCATCGGCAAAAGCATCTCTAGTAAATGCGCTAGGAGACATATAGGTTACTGGGAATCTTGGGCTACCTTGAACATGGAGATCACGAATCTCTAAGAAGTCTGTTGGTAGTGCTACCTTGCCATCACCACTTACTGTTGGTGCTGTGGCAGACTTTAGCATCTCCCTTGTGCGGAGATCCCTAGCCATTCTTAGCTCTGCAAAGCGGATAAAGTCGGGGATAACTGTGGTTAAGTCTGAGCGACCTAAATAGTTAGCCACCGATGCTTGCAGATCGGAATAATTGGTATAAGCCATATATCTCTCTTAATCTTGTGGTATTTCGATGTTATGCCAGCCATAAACATACTGACCGATATGCTTAATCTGCTTTGATAGGTCATGATCGACCCAAGTATCAAATCCAGCATCTTTTGCTTTGACACAAAAGTAAATGTCCTCACCTAGTATTTTGTTGCCTGGCAACTGCTCAAAGTAGAAGTAAGGCTCTTCCATCCCTTCGATTACTTTTCGCTTAATTAGCATTACTCCGCATCCAATCCCATCTGCCATATCAATTCCTGTCTTGGCATTTGAGTAAATAGGCATCCAATCAATCGAGTTATCCTCATTGATGTGCATATTCTTGGCTGTTGGTTTTACTGGCTCTGACCTTGTAGTCGCATTGACTCCGATAATATCTTTATCGTGAGCCATTAAGATCTTGAGGGTATCTTTAGGAAACCTCATATCCGCATCTACAAATAACAGGTAATCTGCCTTTATATCCAAAGCGGTTTTTACCAAATTATTCCTCTGGTCAAAGATCAGAGTGCCAGAGCTAGTAAAAAGGTCTATATCATGATTTGTGGTCTTAATGGTATAGGCACACATCGCCACCAAATCAAAAGCTGTAGCGACCTCCATTTGCCCTCTAGCAGGGATTAAAACAGCAATCCTCATACTTCACCGCCTCTAGTGCGGAAAACCCTGTTATCAGGGTCATTTAGCCATACTTTTAGGGCTTTTTGGTCAAGGATATGGAATCCTCGCATAATCCCCTTTGCATTTAGCTCATTGATAATTGCTAAAGGTAAAGAGGCTATCTTGTTCTTTTTGTCTAGCAACTCGCCAGACCATCCAGTTTTACCTGGATTCTCATTATATTGTGCTTTTGTATGCTCAATAAAATCGGTTAAGTCGGTCTGAGAATGGACTATAATACCGCCCTCTCCATCAGAATGGACTGTTCTTACTTCACCATCTACTACACCTAAGAGTTTTTTCATTTACCACCTATATAGAAAGGGGATGAGTTTTGCCCATCCCCTATTCTACAGACTATCTAGATTTTATCAAGATAAGTCAAATACACCGCCATGAGCAGCTTCATTGCGAACTTCGAGTGTGAGCTCAGCCAAGATTTGTTTCTTCTCAGCATCGCCTACACGAGCAATGTCGTTGGTCTGGAATGGGCGCAGGTATGCCAAAGCTGCATACTCAGGATCGAGCACGAGGGCATCACGAGTCCGCATAAAGCGGTTAGGAACAATCTGCAATACACCAAAGTCGGACTGATACAAATCAGCACCAGCTAGGATTGTTGCTTGACCGCTTGTAGGCACTTGATAACGCTGTGCTGCCAAACCTGTAAAGCCTGATACAACTTGCTTCTGTGCAGGGCTAACAAACAATGCCGATGGTGTGCCACCACTTGCAAATACCTTGGCAACTACATCTTTGAGGAATGTCTCTGTAAATGCACGAGTTGTTCCATCTGTGCGAGTAGATACACCAATGGTTGTTGGGTCAGCACCAGCAGTCGTTCCAGAGCCTTTGTTTGTGTTTGTCTTGATGAAAGACAACAAAGAACTCATCTTACGAGCAGACGAACCAGACGAACCAGCAGCTTGAGCTTGATTAGCTGTGATGATTGTCTCGATGTCTCGCTTGATCTCAGACGAGGCTTTAGCCAACTGATAAGCCATCTCAGACTTACGACCAGCAAGGTCAGAAGCCAAGAGAGTGCCAGAAACCATAACAGTCTTACCTACGATCTGTGTAAGGTTGCCATAGCGAGTTGTTGGGGTGATTGTAGCTTCGGAAGCCGATGCACC